TGCCGGTAAAGTCACCGCCACCACCGCCGCCGCCGCTAATGGGGACGCCCCCGCCGCCTGATCCGCCAGACGCTGCCGGGATCAAGGGTAGGCCGGAGCGCCCGCCACCAAAGAGGAAACCCGCACCGCCCTTTGGTCCACTGATCAAAGAGCGTGCCCCCCATTGGCCGCGTGACCGGGCAACGGCTTCCTCGAAACGCTTGTCTTTCTCGCGTGTCGCCATGTCGGCCAGCTCGCGCTTGCGCTGCAGCCGCGCGGCGCGCGCTTCTTCCTCCATTGCCAATTCCTCGGCAGTCTTGGGGGCTGGCTTGGGGGCTTTGACACACATCGTAGGCGATAGGCCACGATGCGCGGCGCGTCACAATGGACTAGTCGCCCGGCGCCGGCTCGTTTGCCGCCAGCCCAGCACGTCAAAGCTCTTGCGTGCCACCACCGGCTTGGTGTTCGAGGTGTCGCCCAGCAGCAGCTTGCGGCTCTCCCCGCCCCCGCACATGCCATATTGCAGCGCGTCATGCGGGTGGCTGAACTTGTTCTTGTCGGGCCGATCGTCATAGCGTTCGGCACCGGAGACTTGCAGCCGCTTGTAGGCATAGCCGCCTGCAAAGCCGCGGATCAGCGTGGTGCAGCCAGGATCGATCAGGAAGCCGGGCTTGCCTTCGATCAGACGGGTGAGGCCAGCAGATACGGCCTCGATCCGGACCACCGGGTCATTGGTCGGTGCAGCGCGCGCCTTGAGGCCGGCAGTGCGCAGGATCTGGAACGGTGTCGTCTCGTCAGTCTGAGCGCGATAGTCGCCAGCCGGATCGCCCCATAGCTGGAAGGTGAAGCCAGGAAAGTTCTGCTGCATATCGCGGCGCAAGAGGTCGGCAAACTTGGCCGCGCCCATGTCCTGCGCCACCAGTTCGCGCAGGATCAGCCAGCGCCCGCGCACCAGCTGCATGTAGACCGCCGAAGGCGTCAGGCCAAAGTCGATGCCAATGATAATCGGGATGCCGGCCGCAGGAACCAGCGGCTCCTTGGCAACGTGCATGGCATAGTCGAAATCGGCATAGACCGGCTTGCCATCGTTGAGGCTGCCCAGCTCGTTCAGGACATAGACCTGGATCCAGCTGCGCGTCTTGCCCTTGATGATCGACGGGTAATAGGCGGGCGTCAGATTGCCCACGTTTTCGGCGACCGGGTTCATCTCGTAGCCGGTGATGATCCCCTCGTCGTCGCGCACCGGGCGCATCCCGCCCGGCTGGGTAAAGAACTCCCAGGTGTCAGGCTTGATCAGCATGAGCGCTTCTTCGCGCGTCAGGTGATCGGGCACCGGCGCCTCGCCCGCCATGATTGGCCACCAGTGATCTTCGTCCGGCGCGTTGGTATCGGCGATCACGCCATACCAAGTCGGCCCGCCATCTTTCATCGACGGGAAGCGGCCGACGCGCATGGTGCAGGCATCGACGATCGCCTTGGGCACTTCGCGCGCCTCGTTGATGAACACGCCGGTGAGTTCGAGGCTGAGCAGCTTCTTCACATCTTCCGGCTTGTCGAGCGCCAGGAAGATCACTTCCATGTCAATGTCGCCTACCTTGACGTGGTGCGTGAACGGCGGCGACCAGTTGAACTTGCCCCACACATCTTCGGGAAACCAGTCGAGCCAGGTCTTGATCGTCGTGGTCTTGAGCTGCGGGTTGGTATTGCGCACCACAGCCCAACGGGTCTTGCGCTTCCCGTCCGGTCCCGGCTCTTGCTGGCTGGCGCGGCGGAACATTTCGACGCAGCAGCACACAGACTTGCCTGAGCCGACCGGCCCACGCAGCCCCCGGAAGAATGCCGAGGACAGCATGAACGCTTTGGTGGTTGGCCCGGGCGGTTTGTAGTTGAGGCTCACTTCGTCCTTTAGGGATTATCAGGAAACGTTATTCGAACCGCCGCTGCCGGGGTTATCGGTTGCCCAATTGACCGCGCCGCTGCCGACCGCGCCCGCGTCATAGGCCCCGCCGAGGTCAGCAGGACCACCCGCCTTCACATCCAGCATGGTGAATACATCGGCTCGGGAAAGCGGCTCGAAGGTCGGGCCGTCGAATGTCCCGCTGTAAGCAAGGGTTGCCCCCTTGTTGCCGCTGGTGATGTTGTCGGTCAGCGTTGGGCTGCCGCCGATGCTGAAGATGTCAGCGATATTGCGTTCGAGGCGATGCGTTCCGCTGGTCGTGCCGTTTGAGCCGGTGCCGAGCGCTAGCTGCGCAATGTTCCCGGTCAGATTGGCGTCCGACTGGATAACCGTGTTGTTGAGCGCAACGCCGCTCTTGCAGTTCTCAACCAAGATCGGCCAAGTGCTGCCCGACGTGACCACCACGTTCCCGATAATAGTCGGGACGTAGAAAAAGCCGCTATCTACGCCGCTAGTCTTGTAGTCGCTGAGAAAGATGCCTTGGCCCAAACCGCCGCGCGCTGTGCCTGGGAACAAGATATTGCGGGAAATGTTGTAAGTGCAGTCCGCCTTCGCGGCATTTGTCGCCACGCCGCGGATAGCGTCTGGATGCGGCGAGCCGCTGTCGGTCGATTTGCCAACACAGTCAGAAATTACGTTATCATTGATATTATAGGTGACAACGTAGCCTGTTTCTGTCGCGTTGCCCGGAGGAGACGTCGTAATCGCATCCGAGTAGTAGTAGCGAATACGGTTTCCAGAAATTGTTCCGACCGCCGCCGCGCTCTGGCTGACCTTCATCACAACCGCCGAACCGCTCCATTCGATCAGGTTGTTAGTTACAGTGATATTGCCAACCGAGTTGTCGAGCGATGAACTGGTGCGGATCAGGTTGATCCCGTTGTTCGGGTAGTTGGTGCTGGTTGCGTAGTCGCCGTTCGGGTCGCCAGTCGCGCCGCGAATGTGGCAGCTATCAATTGTGATACCAGCCGCGTTATTCGCGGTTTCCCCGATGATATTGAACTTCGGCTCCGCAACCGCAGTAGTGCGCAGGCGGCGGAAGGTGACGTTGCGAGTGCCGCGCAGGCTGAACTTGTCAACGTCTGCATAGGTCGTGGTGTCGCGGCAGTAAATTTCCAGCCCGCCGTAGTCAGCGCGGCGAAGGCGAGCCGCGGCACCGTCAACGCCGGTTGTGATCGTTGCGCCGGGGCGAATGGCAATCTTCTTGGCCGATAGCGTAGCGGTGGCCTGGGCAATCACCGTGTCCCATTCGCTTGTCTGGCGAACGTCCCACTCGTTAGTGGCAATCGTAATGTTTACTTGCTGGCCGTTGTCCAAAACCAGCGCATAAGGACCAAGGTTGAGGTTGGCCGTATCACCCGCAGCCGAAGGGACGATATAACCGCCAGTGATGGTCCAGTGTCCGGAGGCATCGCCGCTGCTGATCGTGGTGCCGGTGACGGCAACACCGCCATGGCCCGCAATGGTCAGGTTGCCGAAAGTGGCAGTTACAGCCGGCGCAACACCGCTGACGCGAGCAGTCGATCGCCGAACAGTAAGGTGAGAGTTCCGGCTCACCAGACCGCCACGATATTGGTCGCAGCTGTAGCCGCCTTGACCTTGTTGATCTGCAGCCAGATCCAGCTGCCGGCCGGAACCGAGGAGAACGTCACGGTCGCGCCGTTCTGCGTCTCGACCACCACGTTGCCAGCGCCGCCCACATAGAGGCCCAGGCAATTCAGAACCGTGGCATCGCTTGGCGTGACCGCGGCCGCATTGCCAGGGATCCCACTCGCGTCCATCATCTGCGAACCAGCCATCAGCAATCTCCTTCACAGCGGGCCATCCCATCAGGACGGCTTGCCAGCAATGGACAGGATTAGATCGAGCGATACCGGAGGAAGCTGCCAGCTTTGACCGTCACGTTGGTCCCACCCGTCTCGCTGGCCATCTGGACCTTGACCGTGCCGGAAGGCGAGGCACCCGCCATGAAGTTGCCACGAATGCGCGACGGCCAGCTTTGCGTGGTGTTGGGCAGACCACCGACAGCAGCCAGCAAGGCCGCGTTGATGTTGCCAAACACCAGCACCTGCGCGGTCCCGCTTGTCGGCATGACGATATCAGCCACCCCGTCCGTGCCGCCAGTGGGCCAGGCCAAGCCGGGCCGCGGGCCAACCGTAGCTGTGGCCGTGCGTAGCAGCAGCAGCGCCTCGAACTCGTATTGCGTGTTGGCAACCGGCGTGAAGGCGAGGCCCGTCACGTCGACTGCCGTGGCGCTCGATGTCACGAAGTCGGAGCCGAGCTTGAGATAGGTCCACGGATCAGCGCCGCCCGATGGCGTGGCCCAGGTTCCATCCCCGCGCCAGAAGGTCGAGGCACTGGCCCCGGTGCCGCTGTTGAGCCGCGCCACAGCAAGGTTGCCGGTCAAGTCCGCCGCGCTGCCGGAAGTGGCGACAGTGGCCAGCGCGAGGTCGGTCTTGAGCGTGG